GATCCTGAAATGCCGGATTATGGCACGACGTACTTCAGGCTCAAGGACTTGCACGCACATCTTATAAGGAACAGGTTCAATCACTATGGAAACAGCGGACAGATCATAGCGGCGTTGCAGGATGTCATTCCAGGATGGAATGTAGAAAAAGCGCAGAAGTTTTTTAAGATAAAAGGAAGGGGTGTGAATGTATGGGGCATTCCATCTTTTGAGAAGCAGGAAGACGAACATGAAGTAAAATCAAAGGAGGAATTCAATGTTTTTTAAAAAGAAAAAGGCGCCATGCCGTTCTAAAGAGTCTTTAGCATATATTAAAAAAATGAAACCCATGTGGGATGAGCAGTGGTTGCGGACTGAAAAAGGATTTTTCTCTGAGATATGGAACACCATGAAAAAGAGATGTTCACCGGAACATATGAAAAAATACGCGCCGAACAGGAAAGTACAAATTAATAACGGAATCAAGGGTAAATATCATCTCTTGAAATTGTGGGAAAAGCAGAAGAGACTTCTCGGCGGACCTTACTGCATATACACGGGTGTTGAGCTTACAACCATCAGATTTCGCGGAAGAGGACACAGCGGACACGGAGGCACAAAAACAAACATATCAATGGATCGTATTGACCCGAACTTACCATACCAGGAGGACAACATAGTGTTCTGCTCGTGGGAATTCAATGCCACAAAAGGAGCCGTTTCACCTGAAGACTGCAAAAAAATACTAAAAGTATATAAGGAACGCCATGCCAGAAATTAACATCATACTAGGACCACCCGGCACAGGTAAGACGGAGAACCTACTGCGGATCATGGACCGGGAACTAAAGGAAAAGACTGCAGATCCAGGAGAGATAGCATTCGTTACTTTCACTACGAGAGCAGCAAATGAAGCATCCCAACGGGCGCAGGAAAAGTTTAATTTAACCGAAGACGATCTTCCTTATTTCAGTACTCTCCATGCGTTTGGAAAACGGCAACTAGGAATGAATAATTCTGAAGTAATGAGAATAGCAGATTATAGAAAGATGGCTGACCTATATGGAATTGATTTGGAATATGTAACACAGGATTGGGAAGACACAGGAATCATTCACACTGACAATAAATTTATCAGAGAAATAAATAAAGCTAGAACTAAATGCATGGAACTAGATGAATATTATCATGCCTCTAGCTTTAATTTTGATCTATATGATCTGCTTAAGGTATCCAAATCATTGGAAGAATTCAAACACAAAAACAACAAATATGATTTCACAGATATGCTTACCCAGTGGGTAAAATTTGGGCCCACACCTAAGTTAGAAGTGGTATTCATAGATGAAGCACAGGATCTTACCAGATTGCAATGGAATATGTGTGAGAAAATATGGAAAAATGCAAAGAGGGTTTATATCAGTGGTGATGATGACCAGGCAATATACAGGTGGGCTGGTGCGGATATAGAATATTTTATTAATCTTGAAGGAAAAGTTAAAACATTAGAGCACTCACACAGGTGCCCACAAGCTGTGCATAAAGTTGCAGCTTCAATAGTGAGTCGCATCGGCAATAGAAGAGAAAAGATATGGTACCCAAGAAAAGAAAAAGGAATTGTGGAACTGCATTCATTCGCTGACTCAGTTGATTTGAGTAGTGGCAAATGGCTAGTTCTTGCAACTTGCGGTTATATGTTTAAGGAAATTGAGGAAGATTTACAGTACAAGGGATTGCCTTATAAAATAAAAAACAAGCTTCCAGTGGAGAAAGAAATTTTATCAGCAGTGGATGCGTGGAAAAAATTACAAAAAGGTGAAAATCTTTCGTATGAGGAAGTAGGGTATATTTACAGCTATCTCCCAACCAAGACTGGGGTGGAACACGGTTACAAAGGTTTGAAATCATTAAATGAAGATGAAACTTATGACTTAGAACAACTAACCATGTATCATGGTTTATGCACTACAAGTGAGCACTGGGATGAAGTATTTGAAAAAATAGGGTCCAGAAATATCAACTATATAAAGTCTTTAGAAAAAATTAATCCAACTTTATCTACCGAACCTAATATAAGCTTGAGCACTATCCACATGGCGAAGGGTGGTGAGTGTGACAATGTTATGCTTTTAACAGATCTATCGCCTGCCAACCAAGAGGAAATGGCAATTAACCCCGATGATACCAATAGGGCTTTTTATGTAGCAGTTACGCGCGCAAAGAGACAACTACATATAGTAGATTCACAAAGTTATGGGGGGTTTGAAATATGAATGCCCATAAGAAACAAGTAGGTGGGGATCACTATAAAAGAATGGCGATTCAACCCAGTCATTATATCGTCAAGAATAAGCTTGGTTGGTATGAAGGAAACATTGTCAAGTATATTACTAGGCACAGTATTAAAGGAGGAAAACAGGATGTGGAAAAAGTTATCCACTACGCTGAATTACTTTTAGAAGATAAATATACTCCGAAGAAATCTCGTGGGGAGATTATGGGGGAAATCACTAGAAAATATGTCAAAAAAATTAATAGGGATATAAAAAATGAAACAAGATGAATTTATGTTTGCCAATACAATAAAATCAGAGTGGGTTCATCCTACTGAATTTCCGTCCATGAAGGGCCACTCCGTAGTGGCTATTGACCTGGAAACCTGTGATACGGATCTGAAGACAATGGGCCCAGGATGGGCTAAAGGAATAGGAAAGGTCATAGGCATTGCCATATCTGATGGTCAATTCAGTGCCTATTACCCTATTGATCATGATGGTGGTGGAAATATGGACAGGAAAACTGTCCTAAAATATATTAAATCTATATGTGAAGACGGTTCAATAGATAAAGTGTTTCATAATGCACAATATGATATTGGATGGCTATGGAGATTAGGAATAGAAGTTAAAGGATATATACATGATACAATGATTGCAGCAGCTCTTATTGATGAAAATAGATTCTCGTATACATTGAATAGCATAGTATCTCAGTACCTAGGAGAGTTCAAGAATGAGGCAACACTTAAGAAAGCTGCAGCTGAATTGGGGTTGGACCCCAAGAGTGAGATGTACAAGATGAATGCACAGTTCGTAGGAGAATATGCAGAAGCTGATGCTAGGCTAACTATTCAACTGCATGAAAGATTAAAGGTTGAGATAGAAAGAGACTCTCTTCAAGGAATATATGACATAGAATGCCGCCTTATTAATGTCATATTTAACATGACAAAGAAAGGTGTCAGGGTTGATATGACAAAAGCAATGTCTTTAAAGGATAAACTCAAGAACAAGGAGAAGAAAATTCTAAAAAGAGTGAAAGATCTAACAGGATTTTACGTGGACCTGTGGTCAGCTAGGTCAGTTGCAAGGGCATTCGACGCACTTAATCTGGAATATTCTAGAACAGAAAAGACAGATGCTCCAAGCTTTACTCAGACATTTATGGAGACACACGATCATGAGCTTCCTAGACTTATTACTAAGGCACGTGGATTTAATAAATTACAAGGAACATTCATAGATGGAATTGCAAAATATATACACAATGGTAAAATTCATGCCCATATAAATCAAATTAGAAGTGATACGGGTGGAACAGTTACAGGAAGATTTTCCATGTATTATCCTAATCTTCAGCAAATTCCTATTCGTGGGGAGATGGGTGTGGAAATAAGAAAGATTTTTCTTCCTGAGGAAGGGGAAGAGTGGCTGTCAGCTGATTATTCGCAACAAGAACCTAGGCTTTTAACCCACTTTGCTGTTCTTAACAAAAATGATGGAGCCTATGAGGTTCAACAAGCCTACAAGGAAAAAGACTTGGATTTCCATCAACAGACTGCTGATATGGCCGGTATTCCTAGAAAATTGGCAAAAACTATAGGTCTAGGAGTAATGTATGGGATGGGATACAAAAAAATGGCTGTTGATTTGGATATTACACCATTAGAGGCAAAGAATATTTTAAAAGAATTTAGAATTAAAGTTCCTTTCATGCAAGAAATGCTGGAAGATGTGATGAATAGGGCTAGTGCCGTTGGTACTATTAGAACACTTCTTGGCAGAAAATGCAGGTTCGATTTATATGAACCTTCATGGTTCACTAGGGAATTTCATAAAGCGCTTCCTTTAAAACAAGCAGAAGCAGAGTATACAACAGTCAAGAGAGCTGGAACTTATAAGGCCCTTAACAGATTGATTCAGGGATCTGCAGCAGATCAAACTAAGAAAGCAATGGTTGATATATATGATAAATTAGGAGTAATTCCTCTCATACAAGTGCATGATGAGCTGAATTGCAGTGTTAAGAGTAGAGAAGAGGGAGAAAAAATCAAGGAAATCATGGAGACCTGCGTAGCGCTTGAAGTTCCTTCCAAAGTAGAGTATAAAGTTAATCAAAGCTGGGGTCATGCAAAATGATTGATTTAAAGGATAAAATGATATATAATATAGGAAGAAATAATGAATAGAGTAGGCTATAGAGAACAGGGAAAAAAGAGAAAGGGTTATAGTAACAGCCCTACCAAGCCAGGATTTGCAATAAATCAGGAGCAGATGGAGTATGAGAGAAGAAAGCTTTTGGAAGAAATGTCTCACAAAGTTGACCGCAAGAAGCTCAACAACATGGCGGCGGTTGCGGCAACACATGAGCCAGTCTACAAGGACGAGGAAGGAAACGAAAAAGAGCCAGCAATGCGAGTATTATCGCTCGGGGCAGGGGTTCAGTCATCCTGTCTCGCACTCATGGCGCAAGAAGGACTGACGAAGCACAAACCGGACTGCATGATATTCGCTGACACTGGATGGGAACCATCCTTTGTCTATGAGCACGTGGAATATCTCAAGAAAGCCATTACAATTTGTCCTATTTACACGGTAGAAAGAAGTAATTTAAGAGAAGATCTTATCAGAGCAGCCAATCCAGTAAAGGGATCTAATGAGGAATGGAAGTCTTTCGCCGGAAGGGTACCAAATCCACCACTATTCGCGGCGCGTCCTGGTGGAAAGGTTGGAATGCTCTACAGGCAGTGCACACATGATTACAAAGTTATCCCCATCCAGAAAAAGATGCGGGAGTTGCTTGGTGTCAAACCACGACACCGAGTTAAGAAAGGAACAATCGTCGAACAATGGATCGGCATATCTACAGATGAAGCAATGAGAATGAAAAAAGCAAGGCTTCCATGGTTAGAATCCCGTTGGCCATTGATCGAAATGAAGATGTCAAGAGCGGACTGCTTACAGTGGTACCGTGACATTAAAAAACATCCTATGCCAGGCAAGTCCTCGTGCATAGGGTGTCCTTACCATCACAATGACCAGTGGAAAAACATGCAGAAGAACTATCCAAAGGATTGGGAGGATGCATGCGAGGTTGATGACGCAATTAGGCATGGATTAAAAAATACAACAGCTGAATTGTTTTTACATAAGAAAGCTGTGCCTTTACGAAGCATGAATTTTCTAGAACCACCCAAGCAAAAGGAATTATTTGAAACTTTTGATGAAGAGTTCTCTGATGAATGCGAAGGTCTTTGTGGGGTTTAAGAAAGGTGTTGATTATGATGCAGAACATGTACGACCGGGTCCAAAAGGTGGCACGGCGCCGGAGTTCAAATGCTTCAACTGTAATAAATGGTTTGACGGGAATGAATGGAAGTATACGCTCTCTAAGGCGTGGTATCCTTCTCTTGAATATAAGATTAACTTTTTATGCGGTCCGCATTGCTCTACGAAGATTTCTGAGAAATATAAAGAGAAATATGTTGGACCGTGAGTAGAGCGGACTTAAAAAGAAAGAAGCATAAAGGAAGGCGCAAGGTTGGGTCTAATAAGAGACGCAACAGAAGGCGCATCCGTTTAGGATTAAAAATAAGGAGAAAATAATGCATCCAAGTAAAGAAGAAATTGAAAGCAGGAAAAAGGAACTGCAAAAGCAGCTTGATGATCTTACAGCAAAAATAAGCCAGGGGAGAGACGCGATAAGAAACATGGAAGCCACTATAAATGGTCTTCAAGGAGCAATTCAGCAGTGCAATTGGACTTTGGGGCTGTTTAAAGAGGAAAAAAACAAATAGTGGAAGTCTGGGATCCAAAAGACGAAAACACCGTTTTCAGCCAAATAAAAAACGCCATAGCGGGCTCTCAGAGAGCTTTAACGATGTGGGTGGTATGTTTGTACCCGGGTAATTTAGTGTTCAGAGTGAAAGATTGCTTCTATGCCATATGCGAGAGATATGGAGGCAAGATCAGCTGCTGGGCGTGGCATAAAAGGTGGAACAAGAGAAACAGAAAGAGATACAAGCATGGATGAACCTAAAATAATTCACACGGAAACATTTTCATGCGCCGATGACCACCCCATTGTATGGTATACTTTTGATAAGGATGGTAAAGCTATGTGTGAATATTGCGCCACCCACTTTATCTATGAACCAAAAGATTTTCATGACAAAATGGTAGAGGAAAAAGAATTACTTGACATGTCAATGAAAGAATCCATCAAGCAGAAGGAAGAAAGGACCTACTCGGAAGAGATGCAGGATAAGATTGAACCCATCGATGACTACGTTAATAAAATTTTAAAGGGGAGTGGATGATGAAATATTTTCTGATGATTCTATTTCTTTCAATCATATCCTACATGATCTTTGTTACCTACATGCAGCTTAATCATCCTAATCACTTCAACGCATTCTAATGAAAACCGAGGAGGTTGTAAAAATTTTGGAAGAGAACAAGATTACGAACATTAATCCTCCAATCACTATTCAAAGTAAGCTGAAGGCCTACATAGATCTTCTTGATGAGATGGAAGACATGATGGACCGCTATACGTGGCTGATGGATTTCGGTAAGAAGTCTGCGGTAGTTCCGGAGAGATTCAAGTTGAAGGAGTTCGAGGTCCCAGGCTGCCAGTCACAGACATGGCTTGTTCCACATTTTACATATGAAGATACAATTTATTTCACGGCTGATTCAGCTGCACTCATATCCAAGGGAATGGTGTGTATGCTTGCCGATGTCTTCAGCAATTCTACAAGAAGCGATATAGCATCCTTCGAAGAAAAATCACTAGACGGCTTGAATTTGAAAACCCTCTTGACTCCTGGTCGGAGGAATGGGGTTTATTCGATGCTGAAAGTGATTCAATCGTACGGACAACACAAAGACCAAACATCACAAACCTAGAGCAAATCTAGCGTCATCGCTCATCATATCCTTGGTGAATGGTGGTGTGTGAGTCAGTTTAACCCTAACTTCACCTACCCCCTCTACCTTCATCACCGCCTGCTTGATGCTTTCAGAGATCGCATCCGCCATCGGGCAAAACATGGACGTAAGTGTGTGAGTAACAGTGACATCCTTATCCTTGATGTCAATGTCATAAACCAGTCCTAGGTCAAATATGTTAATTGAAGTGATTTCAGGATCATAGACTGTTTTCAGCTGTTCTATTA